AGTCTATCTGCTCGTATATTTTAACTAAATTAAATATACTATTTTTTGCCTCATCTCTAAACGCGTGTTCTTCAGTCCTTGGAAATTGTCTATAAAACTCGTTTAAACCATCTTGATCATTTTTTAAACCATCAGCTTCGTTTTCCCAATGCTCTATAATACCATAATCTATTAATTCTTTGTCGGGTCCGTATACATCATCATGTGGGTTATTAAAGACTGGCTGTCCGTATTCATCAATAAATCCTTCATAGTTCCACTCCATTGGAATAAAAAAAGAATATAAACCAGACTTTGTTTGTCCATTACGATTTCTTTTTGTGACATCCGAATCATAGTATAGTTTTTTAAAATTATTACCACCTTTATCAAGAGAATTACTAGTGCTACCCATCATACATTTACCAACTATTCTAGCACCAAGACGCAAACATGTTTTTGTAACTCTCCAGTTGTTTAATATATTATCAGGTCTTTCCCACTTACCACTTTCATCATGTACTAATAAATTAAGTTTCTCTCCATCATAGCTGTTATCACCTGTGTTTTTCCAATCAATAGTAGTATCAAGTCCAACCAAGTCTTCCTGCTTTTCGTTTGTAGTAATTTTTTTACGCGTAAACTTACTTGCAGGAACTCTATAAGCAAGTTCAGACTTAGGCCTGTCCATACCGTCTTGTATCGGTTTAAAGAAAAACGGATAATTAACCGATATTGGTACAACTTTGTCTGTAAACATTTTTTTAGCATCTGAACCACTTTTAGATAATATCCCATATCTACTATCACTTGATATTGTAGCTAAATTAACTGTTTCAGCTGAAGACATAAAAGAAAAACCACTACGTCTGTTTTTTAAGTAACACATACCATAGCATCTTTTATCAGCTTTACATGCTTCCCAGAATATATAAAACAACCTATTTGCTTCTCTAAAATCTGGTGCACCAACATCAATTTTACTCCATTGTAAGTACATATAATGACTACCAGTTATATATGTCGGCTTACCGTTATTCATAAACCAAAAACCCTCGTCTCTACGTTTAAACTCTTCGTCTATGTAATCATACCATTTATCTTTTGCTTCTTCAGGATATGATCTCCAATCAAATATGTTTTTTAATTTACTTAGTTCTTTTGGATATTCTATTTTTTTCCACTTATTTTCTTGCAGTCCATGTACTTGCAAGGGCACAGATGGTAAAGCAATTTTAAGATTTTGTATTTCATATATTTGCCCTATTTTACCTGTTTTAGATATAACAATAATATCGTGTTCTTTGTTATACCCATATTTCCATTTTTTACCACGGTTCATACGTGTAACCGTTGTTTTTTTTATAGGCTCTACAACCTTAACTAAACTTTGACTGTACATTACTTAGATCTACCTTCTGCGAATCCTTTAAAAGTTTTTTTCTCTGCCTTTTCAGGTGTTTTGCCCTCAAGCAAGTTTTCTTCTTCTTGTATTCTGTTAAGTATTTCAAATGCGTCAAATATTGCTAGTTTTTTAGTAGCTGCGGCATTTTTTAATCTATCAGCGCTAACGTCGTCTTCAGTGTTTGTAATAATTTTTTCTTTAGCAACATTAATTAATTCTTCAACTGCCTTGTGCCCAGCTTGGATTATAAGCTTCTTCGTTTCCTTCGTATTCATATTTAATTGTAATAAATTTAGTATATACTCTATATAATAGCTCACCATCAATAACAAACTCGTAGTTTGATTGTGGTGTAAAACCTACAAGATCATTTACTTTAAAAGCACCATCAGTATGTTTTATTATACCTATATTTTCTTGTGCTTTGTCTAAGTTGTATTTATCTTTATTTTTTATTGGCTTTACCCAACAAAAACCTTTAGGTGAATACCATTTATTGTCTTTTTTATATAAAAATATTTGATCTTCTTTTACAATATAAGTATTTTCATTAAAATAACTTCTACTATTTTTTTCTATACCATACTGATTATTCCATCTACGAAAAACATTGTGATGAACTATAACAGTATCGTCAGGTTTTATTTTTGTTTTAAAAACTGTAGGTATAGATTTAACAATAGCTTCTCTATTGATATATTCATGGTTATATATTTCAGTGTTTAATATCAACTCTGAATCACCAACTTTTTTAGTATTATTATATCTATTACCTTTTGGTTCTATAACAAAATCAAAAGGTGCTTTCATTATAACTCAAAACCTAAATTAAAAATCATAAACCTAAATTTTGAACACTCGCAAGACTTTTGATTACAAACACAAACCTTTATTTCTAATATTGTAAAAGTACCAAGTCTAAAAGTTAGTTTATATTTTTCTTTTTTATTTGTAGCGTTAAAGCCGTTTATCCAGTTTATTTTCATATTTTATCTTTTTCCGCCATTATATTCTACAGCATGGCCTTCTTCGATTAATAATTGATTTAAACTAACTAATGTTAGTTTTTGTTTTCCATCCACCATATCTATCATTAACTCTCCTAAACATCTACCAAACTTACCTAATCCGTGAGAATTTAAGTTAATAACGTTACAACCGTTTAAAAGCTCTACCACTCTTTTTTTCGCTGCTAAACCTCTTTTCTTTTCTTCAAGATCTCTTGTCCTTGATTCAGGTGTATTAATACCAGCAAACCTAATTCTTTTTTTAGTTTTTATATCAAAACCTAAATCTATTTCAGCGTCAATAGTATCACCATCAATTACTTTTAAAACAGATATTTTATAATTATACATGTTTAATATTCTAAGTTATACTCTACAGATACTGCCATGTTTTTATTAAAGTCTTTCCAAGGCAAAACATCTTTATTTTTTTTAATATAAATAGAATATTTTTCATCTTCTTCTATTATATCACAAATAGTATGTCCACCGTAAACTTCTTGACCAACAGCATAGTGCATAGCGTCATTTTTGTAATCTTTACCTACAGATATTTTTCTAATTAGTTTGCTCATTTTTTTCATAGTTTATAGTACCATCTTGAATATTAATATCGTCTGTACCATAATTTTTATTAAACTCTACTTGCAGTTTGTTTAAGGTTTCTTGCAATACACTCACATGATGTAACATGTTATGTTTTTTAGTTTCAAAACTACCTATTTCTAGTTGAGCTCTATTTATGTTATTAATAATTGATTGTACTTGATTTAATTCTTTTTCTGAAATTTTTTCAGGTCTAAGGTCTTTCACCTTAGGTGTTTTTCTTTTTGCCATTTTATTTAATTTAATTTAATTATTATTCACTAACCCACTCAGCCTTGTTAAGTTCAGTTAACATTTCAGAGTGTGTATATTGCGTCTTACCGCTTAAAAAGCTTGGAGTATCACCTTCAAACTTTACAAATGTTTTTGTACCAGCATTATTATATCTTAATGTACTTGCTGAAGTCTCTAGTATTTGACTAAAGTCTACGCTTGAAACTTCTGATGCTGTTATTATTACGTATTTTCTATTTTCGTTCATATTATTATGGTGCGTCAGTTGCGCCTTGTGTTGGGCTATTTTGTCCAGCCCCTGTTCTACTATTACCAGATGAGTCTGCAAAAGTACCATCAGCCTCATCAAGCTTTAACCATTGTACTAAACCATTAGTTTGACCTTCAGAAAGATCACCTGGTTTTCCATTATTGTAAAGAGAAAGAACTTGAGATGCTGATAAAACTTTATTATATAGTGCATAGTTACTAAAGTGACCAGCCCAATATGTATTATCAGCATTAGTTGCTTTTCCTAAAAATATTTTATTTGCTGTAGTTGCATAAGCTGTAGTTGAAGCTGTACCAGCTGCTACTTGTGCGCCGTTAAAGTATATTTTTATAGAAGGTGCTGTTTGATCCCAAGTAGCTACGCAATGAGCCCAGCCATCTGAAATAAATGTTCCTTCAGCTATACTATAACCTACCGTAGTGTTTGTAGAGTCACCTCTATATAAAAACCTTAACTCGTCATTACTAGTAGAGTGAAAGAATATTAATTTATTATCATTTGATGTATCTGTACCCATAGCCCAAATAGCATCGTTACTAGCACCAGTTTCCATTTTTACCCAAATAGAAACACTACCTATTAGTTTAACACTATTTGCTATAGCATCGCTACAATCAATAAAATCATTTGTACCATCTAAAGATACAGATTTAGTTGCATTTAAAGCTGATTCTATTCTGCTATAATGTATTGATCCGCCAACTCCTAACATTATATTCCTACGTAAGCTATAACACCACCTGTTTCTAATTGAAACCCAGTCCATCTACCATAAATAGTAACACCTTTTGGAAATGTTTCACCATCAACAGCAACACCTCCATTAGCATCAATATCTGTACTAGCACCGTCTGAACTAGGAAAGTTTTGAGCATCTGCTGGTACTAAGCCAGACGCGCCAGTATTAAATGTTGTGTCTTCTAAAAATGTTATTGCTACGAAAACTTTTGTTATTCTATTTACGTTACTAGCAGGTGTACCGTCTGTATCATCACCACCTATTAATGTTACTGCGTTTGTCCCTCTTACATGTATACTACCTAGTTGACCAAAAGCGTAATCTGTTATGTCTTTAAATGCCATAATTTTATTTTTTTACTTTTTCTAGTGATCTACCGCCAAAATAAGCACCGATCACTGTTATTAATACTAATTGTAATAAGTCTGTCCACTTGTCTTCAACGTCAAAGTTAATCATACCAGCATCAATAAATATCATTAATACAGTAGATACAACTAAAAACACTAAAACTAGTGGTCTTATATTTTTACTTAGCCATGAATCACTGTTCATGTCTAGTTTCCATCTTTCGGTTACTTGCTTTTGCATTTCAGCTTCGTAACCCATTACCATTTCTTTTATTTTTCTTTCAGCTTCTAGCTTTTCTTCTTTTGAAGTATGTAGATTATCTATAACACTACCTACATTTTTAACTAACTCGCCAGCGCCTGAAGAAAATATTTTTGTTAATATACTCATTTTTATACGTTTTGTTCTGTACCGTTGTTTGCATCGTCTTCCCAAGGAAAATTACCATCACCAGCTTCTCTAGCGACACCATCAACTATTATCATATCTCTACCATCTACAGTTACTCTTGGATAAGTTTTACCATTGTATTTTACAAAATCATCACCATAAGCTAATTTACCTATTTTCATGTCAGTTGAATGACGCATTTCATGATTTATAACTTGTCTCTCTTCATGGCTACCTGGTACTATTTTATCACTAATATATATGCTACCATCCATATTAGCTTCACCAAGTATACCTTCACCTAAATTTTTTCTTATAACAGGAGTTCCAGGTACCGATGCGTCACCGCCAGCTTCTTGGCCAAAACGCATTTTGTCTCTTATTTCACCATAAGTCATCTGTGGTGTTTTACCTTTACCTAGTTTAAATCCCATATTATCTATCTTTGTCTTTTATCATATCATCTATAGCTTTATTATAAACTTTATCTGTATATGATTTGTTATTAAAAAAAGTACTACGCTCAGATATAGGTAAATCTTCTTCACCTAGTAATACTCTATATATTCTACTTATAAGTTGAGAACATTTAAAAGATGTTTTAAATACTGAATACTTTATAGTTGTTCTATTACGTTGTCTCCAAACTTCTATTAAACCTTTTTTTCTTAATCTTTCCCACCTGTTTTTATCCCAACTCATGGTATAAACACCATTTATAAAATCGTTTCGTGTAAATCTTCCTTTACAATCTAAATAAATTAATAATTCTAAATCTGCATCAGTTAACCCGTAAGTTTTACAGGCCCATTTACGTACGAGCCTGTAATACTTAAGGATATTCATCTCACGCAAATCTTGCGCGGTTAGTCTCATTGACTATTAACTATAAGCAGCGCCTATTGCAATAGCTCCACAAGAAGTAATGTTATTTACTAAGTAAACAGCATCTCTAGTTGTGTCATCTAACAGCGTAGTCATGTCATCAGCTACCACTAAAAATGGTTTTTGATGAGGATGTCCTTCAAATGCTTCAGCTAAGTCTCTCATAACTTCAAAAGCAGTTCCTTCTGTAACGTTTAAAATAACAGTATCTGCGTTTGTAAAGTCAGCACCATCAGTAACACCACCAGCAATTCTAATTTGTGGATCAAAGAATAAAGTAATAGCAGCGTCTGCAGTTGGATGCATTCCTCTTAAAGAAGATAAAGGAAATACAGCTGAGTCAGTTGAAGCCGCATCATCGTCTTCATCTGCATCTGTTCTAAAATATAAATACTTTTGCATTTTTTTTAATTTTAGGTTAATAATTAGGTTAATTTTACGTTTTAAGTTTAAGGTTTGTTGTTTATGGTTTAGGCTTAATCTATTAATACTACGTCACCAGATCTGATAACGCGGTATAATATATCTTTATATTGTACA